GTTCGGAACGCTACCGTTTTGCAGCCCTTGATGGTGTTTATTCGGCGTCATCTGCCGGGTACAGCAGGTGGCGCTTCTCGGTGGTGTTTTCGTTGGAGCAGCCGGGGTTCATGCATTTGAACTGCTGCACCTGCCAGATGCGCGTGGGCAGATTCGGGTCGTTGTCATTCTCCGGCACCACACCACTGTTGACGATGCGCATTTCCGCGCCGCACAGAGGGCAATCCATAGCTTCTTCCTCCTTTCTACGGAGTGGGCAGGCCCGGAGCCTTGGGAATGGCGGGAAGATCAGCCCCTCCCACTCCGGCGGGATGAACCACACCGGTCGGCTCTGCTCCTGCGTCAGGCAGCATAGGCGGCTGCGCTGCCATATTCTGCGCCTCAGCCATGACCTGCTGCAGCAAAGCCTGCTTCTGTGCATCCCTGTCCGCCCAGCGTTTCTTGAGCTGCTCACGGAAGGGAACCACATTCTGGGGAGCCAGCTCAACATAGTCGAACTGGTCGATAAAGCCCCGATTGAGGAAATTATCCAGCGTGCTCATTGCCAGAGCTTCGCTGTATTCGCTGGAGGTACCCACGTCAATGCTCAGCCGGAAGCCGACATCCGCGTAGGCCGCGCCAAGGAAAGGCCGGGTGCTGTTGGCCGGGTCATCGTCCTCGGATATATCGGAGGTGGTGATATTGCGCTCGGTGTTGTAGTAGGCCTTGATAAGCTCCTCCCATATAGCGCCCACCTGCTTTATTGCCCGCCAGTAATGGCTCTGCACCTCTTCAATGGGCTTGGTGGCCTGAGACTGCAGAGCGATGATGGCTGAGGCGGCAATGTTGCTGCCGATGGGTTCGCCGGTGGTCACCTCGTTGACGCCGGACACCGTACGCATCAGGTCAAATATGCTCTGAGCCAGAGCGCTTGCGCCCGAGGACATGGCAGGAGGGTTGAGATATGCTATGCCTGTACCGTTGGCGCAGTAGTCGGTAAGCACCTCACCCGGCTCGTTGGTGATGGGCTGGTTGATGGCTCCCGGCTTGACGATGGTTTTGGGCCATGCCGTCTGCTGGGCGCTCATGAGTTCCATCGCCTTGAGGAAGTTTACCGCCTTCTGGGGAGGAATAAGGGTCTGACATTCGCCGATGCCGAATATGCACTTCTTGCGCTTGTACCAGTTGAGAACGACCACAGGGTATCTGGTTATGGTGTACGCCGAGCCATCCGGCGTCAGGCTGCGCTCCCTGATGATCTCCACGTGCTCGGTGCAGCGGTCGTAAACCACCGCGCCGTTCTTGCGGTAGTATCTGGTGAGCACCGTCACCTTTTTGCGGTTGCTCAGCTCCTTCCGGGCGGCGTCATAGCCCTCGTGCTCGTGGCGGTCGTCGCCGGATATGAGCTTCAGCTGATCCTTTGCCAGCCCTTCGGCCTTGGCCTGCTCTCTGACCTTCTCGGCATCCACGCGCTGGGCGATGATTATGTAGGGCTGCCGCTGCACGTTGCGGCACTGAGGATCACCGAAGAAGATGTTAAGCGGGTCGATGGTCTCGCCGCGTATCTCTCCGGTAAAGGGATGCTCTCCCCTGCCCCGAACGCTTGAATCAAAGAAATAGTGCAGCACCCCGGTGCCCAGAGTGGCGGCATCGTCCACCAGCTCGCCGTTCAGCTCGTCCTGCTCGCAACTTTCCCACAGCTGTCGGGCGTAGTCGGTGAAGTCCTTTGCGCCGTTGGAGGCAAGAGAGGCGGCACCCGGATCGGCGGCATACTCGCTGGGGGTGTACTGGATGGTGATGGGCTGGTTGACTATGGCTGCCCGCTTGGTGCGGATGAACATATCCACGATGTTGAATACCGGTCGCGGCAGGTTTCGCGTGCGCTGTGTCGCCGCAGGCCATTGGTCGCCCTCCTTGAAGGCCTCAAACACCGGGAAATCAGCAGCAAAGCCCATGCTGCTCTGATATTCAAGTCCGGCCCTGTATTCGTCCCACAGTTTGGTTGTGGCTGCGCTCATTCGTCATTCCTCCCGGTGGGCTGGGGGCCGTTGAGGAATTCGTTAAGAATCTGCGCCGCGACGTTATAGTTGTCGCTTTGCTTGACGGGCACAGCTAACTGTTTATCATTAAGCTCTTCGACGCACTCCATGGTGGAGCAGATGACGCTGTCCAGCTCGATGAGCTTTTCGTTAAGCCGTTCGATCTCCTTAAATACCTCAGACACGGCAGCATCGTAGGCGAGAAACGCCTTGTCCGTGATCAGGCAATACCCCGCATTACGCAGCAGCCACGCAATAAACTTACCTACCAATTCATCAATCCTCCTGTGTACTCCTCTGCATCCCGCAGCGCAGGCGGCAGAGGGTTATTTTTATGTTCAATGACCGGCGCGGACATTGGCCGCCCGGCGCAGAAATATCGTATTGCATCCGGCGCGTGGGTGATCTCGTGGGGTTCGGTGGCTGCGTCGGAAGGGTGCTTGTCGTCGAACTGCAGCAGGGGGATGGAGCGGATTACGTTCGGACAGGTGCGGAAGAAGGTCAGCATGGAATACTGCTGCCCGCCGTCCTCTCTTACTTTCATCCATTCCTTCATGTGCAGCCAGCCGTCCACACGCTGGTTCTGCACCTTGGTCAGATATATCCCGTTCTCACCGAATATCTCTGCCACGCTCTTGCCGGTGTCCTGCCGACGGTTCCACATATCCGGCGGTGCAAAATATTGGAAGATGTTTTGCCCTGCGCACAGCTCTTTGATCTCCCGCGCTGCGTCGGAGATGATCAGATTGGGCTTGTACACCTCTCGGTACACGAATGCGCGCCCTTGAGGATCAAGTGCTATGCAGTATCCGGCCAACATATCAAGGCCGTAGTCCATTGCGAAATATCTCCGCCAGCCTGCCGGGATCTCGAAGGGCTCGGCGACGTGTATATGCGCTCGCCATTCGGTAAAGTACTGCCCCACAAAGCTATCCCATTTACCGTACAGCCACGCATCGCGCAGCGCATCGGACAGCGACTCAAGATTTCTGACGTACTCAGGGTCATTCTCCATGAGCGCGATGTTGTCATATACCGTAGCTGCGACAAAATCGTAATCGTCCGGGTTTTCGCCCGGAAGAAAATCCCGGTCTATAAACAGGCGCTTGACCCAGGCATGACCGATATCGCCGGGGTTGCAGGTCAGGAAGATATGCTTCGGGAAATTATTGACACCACGGACGCAGGCCTTGAGAGCGTCGAACCACTCCCACTTGAACTGTGTCGCTTCGTCGATACAGATAACGTCGTACTCGTTACCCTGATAGCGCCTCAGATCGTTGTCATTGTCGCAGTAGCCGAAGATGATCTGGCTTTTGCCGATCCTCAGCGTTTTTGTCTTATCGTTGTATTTGGCTCCAAGAGGCTCAAGTAGATCACGCAGCGGCTCGATGTGGTTCTTCATCAAGTCCGGATACGTCCGGCGCAGTATGAGTATCTTTATGCCTTGCCAGAACAGCGCGAGCAGCGCCACCTTGATACGTATGGCCCAGCTCTTACCGCCGCCTCGGGAGCCACCATAGGCGACATATCGCGCTACGGCTTTAAGAAACTGTACCTGCTTTGCGTTGGGTCTGGGAATATTGAGCTTCACTGTATAAACTCTTTCAGCTCGTCGGAAAGTTCAATATGCAGCTCGGTGTCAACGTCGGCTTCCACCTGCTGCTTATCGCGCCATATATCCGGGCGGCGATTCTTGAGCCAGAAGATTTGGGCGGTCGTGTCGGGCGGTACCTCTTTTATCGTCTCTATGCGCTTAACCTCGATGCCGCATTCGTATTCTACGCGTGTTTCAACAGTCGAATATCCGACGGCTCGCTTGAGAAGTGCATTCTCGACCTCGCAATCGACAATATCCTTGCCCCTTTTTAGGGTGTCCGAAATGTCCGGATAGCGCTTTTTCCATTCGGCAAGTGTCGAGCGGGAAATGCCGCACTTTGCTGCTATTTCCTCGTCGGTCAGTCCATCCCGCGCCCATGCTCCGAGCAGCGTGAGGCCGTCCGGTTCTATCCACTGGGCTGCTTTTGATTTAGCCATGATTCAAACCAATCCTTGTAAAAATCGTAAGCCTCCGGTGATTTCTCAAAACTAAAGTGCTCGATGGATGGGTTCTCGT